AGGAGTCACACCACAAGTAGATGATGCTACTGTTTCATTATTAAATTTAACTATACCATCAACAGTTAAGTTGGTTGCAACTTTAAGATCCTTGTTGAATCTTACATTACCGTTGAATGTTACAGGTCCATTAAACTGAGATAGAATTGTATTAGAACTTCCACCTTCAACAAGTAGTCTATCTTTAATGATTACTTCATCAAATACAACACTAAGCGTACTTGGATCTTCACCTGTTACAGTTGGAATTGGAATATCAAATGTTATCTGTTCACCAGAGTCAGATGAAATCTTAGTGTTTCCAATATAGAAATCACCCTTATCATTCATACCTGTGTAAACAACAGTACCACAAGAAGTTTCTTGTGATTGTGATAAGAACTCTTCTCTCTCAGTTAGAGATTTAAGTTGAACTTGAGGTAAACCAGTTGAATAGTTACCTGGACCATAACCAAGGTATTCAAATGTATGACCAGATGCTCTTAGAATAGATGGTCTTCTTAGTTCAACAGAAAGAGGTTTAATCTTCTTAATCTGAGAATTAAGAACGTGGTTATCAACAATAGTACCTAATGCACCACGAATAACTTTAAGTGTTGTTCCACTACCAATAGTTTCATCAACAACTCTCATTATTTCACTATCAACTTGAATGAATGAACCTAATGGGAATCTTGCCTGAATAGATGCAGCAGTCGTACCTCCACCAGGTAGAGTAACTTTAATTTCATCCGTAACTGAAGTAATAGTATCATTCAGAACTAGAGATTCATTATCATAGAAAGCAACTCCTCTTACTCCTAAACTTTCACCCTGCTTACCAGAGTTACCATCATTAGCAGATAATCCATGCTTAAGAATATACTTAGGAGATGTTAATCCAGTTGGAGGTGTTAATGCAGTAAAACTATCTACATCCACAACTTCAGTAACAATAAAGTCTCCAAGATTAGCATCAGAAGCATTTAATACTCTGAAACGATTTCCTTTGAGTAATCCGTGTGCTGTACTACAATTAAATGTAGTTGTATCAGTTCCACTAGAGGTACTAACTTCAACAACTGGTCCTACACTAATAACAGTCTGACCATTCAGTATAGTTTCACTTGCAGTCTTATTAATGTTGATCTTATTAATATCCGTAGCATCATTAACTCTGAAGTAATGATCAGTTCCAGTACTAATACCAGTTACTTGAACATATCCACTATTCGCTAGACTAATGTTTGCATCAGTAATAGCGATATTTGAACTAGGAGCTCCACCAATACCACCTTGAGCTACTAATGAAGAGTCAAAGTATAATGGAGAAAGTGAACTCTTATATGCTGATCCTGGTTCAGTTATCTCATATTCGGTAACTGCTCCACCACTAACAACAACTTTAGCAGTAGCACCTTTCCATACAGCAGAAGCAGGAGCAGAAGCATCATCAAATAATTTTACGTTATAGTAAGTTCCATCAGTATGTCCACCTCCACCTGTTAATGTTCCACCATACTTCAAACCACCAAGATCATGTTCTCTTGTAAGTGTTAGAACAGCAGAAGTAGCGTTATCAGTTACGGTACTAACTGTATTCGCAACACCAAAACTATTAATTACTTTATTGGCAGTTTCTCTAGTGATACTCTTCTTAAGATCATTAGTAACTACATCACCAATAGGGAATCTCTTAGCATAACTAGCTGCTTCCTGTGGATTGTCATTTACATTATCTCGATCTAATTCTGGATAAAGATTAACAACATTCTGATTGTACTGACCAGCAGCAAATTCTTCTTCTATAGTATTGCTACCATTCAGAACGTACATATGGTAAACACCGTCTTGTGCTCCCTCAACATACGGTAAGATTGTTTCAGTTCTATAGATGAATAAGTTTTCTTGGTTATTATTCCTCTCAAATCTAGGTAATGAAAGAGTCCTAGTATGAGTATCATTACCATAGGTTCCTACATTATGAACATTACCTAAAATATCAGTTGTCTTATAGGTAAAGGTCTTATCATTAATAACACTATTAACTAAGAATGTTCCATTATAACCTTTTCCTGCTGCTGCATTAGCGTTAACAGTACAAATTATATTCTTAACAATAATCTGTTCACCAGCATTTAAGTTATGTGACTTATCAGATCGAATAGTAACTATCTTAGTAGTACTATTGTAATCAAGATGAGAAATAAATCTTGTGTTCCTATCAAAATCATAATCCTTTGCCTCTAGAGATGTTCTAGTAAAATCTGATAATGCTCTTACATTAGTAGAACTAGAATCCTGAATAATGAAACTATCATTAGGATCTCTGGCATTTTCTAATTCTTTTGGAATTACATATCTAAACTTATAGAGTTTATCATCTAAACTTCTACTATCATTTAATCTTTGAATGTAAGGAATATCCTCATCATCAGGATCTAGATTAGCAAAGTTATCCCATACAGTATTATAAGTTGCGGCAGTATTGTCAGAAGTACCATCAACATGAATAAACCAGTTACCTGTTGAAGTACCACCACCTTCTAGTTGAACTGTTACTGTAGAGTCAAACTGCATTGGATGTCCCAATTCACCTGGTTTCTTATCAGAAACTCTACTAATAATTTTTAATTTACCAGCAGCAGGATTAGAAACAGTCTTAATATATTGTGGTGTAGTTCTATCAGCGTTAGTTTTTGATGATGCAATCTGAATTGTGTAATCATCTAAACTAATACCATCTTGCCTTGCACTATTCTTCTCATTAGTAATCGCATAATAAATTCTATGAGGATCTAAACCTTCTGGCAAATCAGCATCTTCAGCAATAATTCTTATAGACTCACCATTATTAAGATCATGTTTAGCACCAACAGCACGTAAGTTATTAAGAACTATCTTATGTTCTATAGATGCACTTCCTTGAGTAGTATCATTATGAGTACCTTCATACTCCTTCTCTGAAGTAACTTGTACAGATGAAGTTACTGTTGAAGCATTACCACCAACAATTTCCTTATTGGACATACAAATGGTAGCATTAACTTTAACTCCATTTGCTAAATCTATATAAAACTTCTCACCAACTCTCGCACCGATTCTAAATCCCTGTGCAATTTCAGATGGTACTAAGTTCTCATTAGTTTGACCTAATAAGAATAACTTACTTCTACTAAGAATCTTATTTGTTGAAGTATCAGCAGCTTTATATGTAGTATGAACAGAAGTATCAAGCTGATTCAACTCAATATTAGCCTCTGTACTGACAACTGCTTTAGGTGCAACAATACCCGATATAAATCCTTTATTATCTTTATCGAAGGATTCTTTCTTAAATCCATCAGCAGCAAGAGCAAACTGACCGAAGTTGGAGTTAGAGTTTGTAATCGATGCGTCACCACCAGATTTACCTAAGAAATGAATATGATAACCAATAGCAAACACAGAAACAATCTGTAAAATTGCATCGTTCTGGATTGTAATATGTGCTGTCTTCCATCCATCTCTATAAACAGCATCTTTATCTAAGTGATAGACAGTAGCAGCATTTAAAGATGATGATTCGGATGATAGCAATTCACCAGTTTGTCTCTGATAACTAATACCATCATATTTTCTACTTTGCTTATTATATTTTACAAATGCACGATCATCTTTCTGTAGTGATATACCAGTAAACTGGGCAACAACCATAGATCTAAATCCAGTTGCTTTTGCACCATCAGCGTTCATACCCTGCATACCATAAACTGATCTTAATGAACAGTTAAAGATATAAGGAGATGCACCAGTAACAGTATCAACTTCTACACTAACTTCTGCATTACCAGCACTCAATCCACCAGCAGGACCAGCTTTTAGGTTAGGTGGAACATATGGAAGTAAATATGTAAACTGATTATCATTTAAAACACTATTAACTTTAGTTGAAATATTGTATGTTAATTCATTTACACCTTCAATTTTAATTGGTGTACCGCCAGTTAATTCATGAGGAATTGATGTGGTTACAGTAACAACCTGTCCTGGTGTTGCACCGTCACCTGAAATGATGCTTGTAATCTGAAGTCTATCAGAATTAAATGCACCGACTATTTCATACTCAGGTCTCTGTTTTGCAAATCCACCTGGAGTAGCAGGGAACTTCTCATCAATATCTCTAATTGATGCTCTATTGTATGCGTTTGATAATTTACTATAGTAAACATCTAGATCGGTTAATCCACCAAAAGCATCTAATTTATTAACACCATCAGCATATTCAAAACAAGTTACCTTATGATGAGAGAATACTGGTTTAGATCTATTGCTACTATCAAAGTTAGTAGGGTCTGTATATACTGTTGTAGATTCATCTCCATCAAAAATAGAGAACTGCCAGAAATAACAAGCACCAGTAACCCTAAAAATAGAGGTAGACTTTACATTATCATCAGTAGGATTAGGAACATACTTAGGACGAACCTTTGTTTTTCTTAAGTCTAATCCAACAATAGAAGTTCCTCTAGGAACTATAACACCACCTTCCGTACTATTAAACTTATAAAGTATATTATCTTCTTGTGTTAAATCAAAGTTAGAGTTAAGAGTTAATGTTAAAGTATTTTGAGCACCTGATTCTGCACTACTAGGACTAATAGCAGTAGCAGTTCCATTAACATTCTTTATACCAAAACCTGGACGGTTATCTATTAAGTGTTCACCTGGAAACAATAATATTGTTGTCTTCTCTACTAAATCATTATCATTTCCTCTTAGATATGAAAATCTAGCAGATTCGATAAGTGCTCTTTGTAAGGTCTTAAATGGTTTTGTTAATGAGTTACCCTGATTTTCTATTCCATCAGTGGCATCAAGATCATTTGGATTAACATAAAGAATGCGACCCTCACTATTCTTTATGAAATTCTCTAACTTATTAAGTGGCATCTTTTTATACTACTAGTCCAGTTGGTATTTCTATACTTTATTTAGCTTTGCTATCTGTCGTTAATTTTGGTTCAACGTAAGTAATCATCTCAGGATCAGCATGATCCTTGATAACTTCCATCACACTCATGAATTGTTCTGTGTTTTCACACTTAACAAATCTAGTTTCACCTTCAGTACTAATTAGAGTAATTCTCTTCTTACATACATCAACTATGATGTCTTGTACACTTTCTTCTTCTGAGTTCATAATTAAATATATCGCATAATACCTATATATTCTCAACGTAATACCACGTAACTGCAACTCTTTTTTTACCTTTAGTAACTTCTTCTCCAGAATGGGGATAAGACCAATTAGAAGGAAAAATCAAACCGTAACCTGGTTTTGGTTTTACTGTTAAATGAGGAAACATTGTTCCACCTCCACCTGTCGATTCTTTTAAATATACTATCACAGATATTTTTCTATGATACTCTGTCAATCTAGGTTCTGTTGCTGCATCATGATGAAATGTATAATTTTGTCCTTTTGTATAATCTAGTGCTTGTATTCCTTCTCTCCAAGATTTAGTTCCCACAGCACCAGGAATAGGATAAAAACTAAAATTTGAATGAATCTTTTCTACCCTTCTCTTATATTCGTCCAATCCATTATTAATACGTTCATGTAATAAACAAGTCTCAGGGTCTTCATCTTTAAGATTAGCACCCATACTACTTCTAATAGTAGTATTTACCTTTGATTCTTCACCCACACCACCAAAGACAGTATTATTATAAAATTCTAATCCATCAATATATTTGTTTACTTTTTTAAGATCAGAAGTATTAAGAATCTTAATTACTTGTATCAACTCATTCATCTAGTTATCCATCTAGTTTAATTATTATAGCATACTATGAAGGTTTTGTCGGCCAACTAGAATGTGTGAAGTCATCTGCTAATGCCTTTGCAGTTAAACCACTATCTGCTGCTATGGTTGCTGGAATATCCCTTAATGCCTGACGATATGTTGCCCACTCAGTTTTCTTACTAGAAGATAATGGAGAATCACTACCTTGAGTCCAATCAGATTGAGTTAACATAATATTTCTATAATTCTTTACTTCATCTAAATGATTCCTAGATGCTTCATAAGCATTTGCTTGAGCAGTTACCTCAGAAGCATGATCTGTAATTGCCTGTGAATATATTCCCAAACTGGTAATCTTATCATTTCCCTTCTCTGCTTCTGGTCTATATTCTATCATACCTTCACCACCATTCTTTTCACTATCCCATTGAACCGCCCATACATTAGAAGGTATCCATGAAATATCAGTATGAGTAACTCTAATAACCTGATTATCTAAGATAATCATATTATCTTCAGCAACAATCGTTAACTTAGTCATTTTCTACACCTCCACTTATGTTTTTCATTTCTCTTGGTTGACTTAATTTCTGTTTCAGTTCTTCTTTATATATCTCTTGTGCCTGTAAACTTACCTTTACAGATTCATTTCTAAAAGATTCTATAGCAGCACCAGTTTGCCTTTGCATTTGTGTATTTTCAATCAACATCATAGGAACCCATTTAATAGCACAGTCCCATTCATCAACTTCTTCACCTGTTTGAGGATTCATACCACGAACTTGAGTGAACCAAGCACATTCTAATCCAATACAATCCTTTTGTATTAAAGGACAATATTTACCCGATTCAATTTTCATAATAAATTTAGTCCTTAGAACATATTATAACATCAACATACTGAACTGCCAAGTCCAAAGAACCTGAACTACTGACACTAACAGTATCACTATCAGATCCAGAGAAAGATGCACCACTATGTTGGTGATTTCCTAATGGATGTAAATATATTGCGTGATGGTGAGATTGGTTTGAACCAGTACTATTAACATTAGGTTGTCCTGAAGAACCAGCATTTAAACTATCAACAAGACCATATTGCCCACCAGAAGTACCAAGTTTCGCATGATATTGGTGAGTGTGAGATGCTACTTCTCCACTATACGCAACGTGATCATCAGTTACCACATTAAGATATTGAGTTGTAGTAGGATTGCCAGTATTTCCCGTAGTTCCACTAATACTAATACTAGCAGTTCCAGATCCACTAACACTTAAAGATCTACTAGCAAACATACTGGTAAATCCATTACTACCACCAGAACCGCCACCAGATCCACTCACAACTCTGAGTGCTTTGTTGTTATGTGATGTTACCTTAGTCCATCCAGTAGGGGCAGATGATTGATAGAATAACATAGTTGATCCTGAAGGAACACCAGCAGAACCAGTTGGACCACTTGGACCTGTAGGACCAGTTGGACCTGTAGGTCCTGTAGGACCAGTTCCGCCTGGACCAGTTGGACCTGGAGGACCATCTCCACCAGTAGGACCAGGAGGACCATCGCCACCTGTAGGACCAGTTGGACCAGGACCACCATCACTTCCGTCAGCACCGTCATTTCCAGCAGGACCAGGAGGACCAGCAGGACCAGTTCCGCCTGGACCAGTTGGACCTGGAGGACCATCTCCACCAGTAGGACCAGCAGGACCAGTAGGACCAGTTCCACCATCAGCACCATCACTTCCGTCAGCACCAGCAGGACCAGTTGGACCAGTTCCACCTGAAGGACCAGTTGGACCAGCTGGACCTGTAGGTCCTGTAGGACCAGTTGGACCTGGAGGACCAGCAGGACCTAGATCTGATATAGAAATAGTGCCTTTCATAGCACTATGATATTGACAGATATAGTAAAGAGTACTTGGTGCATCAGATGCAACATTCCAAGTTATGGTTCCTGATTGAGTACCGTTATTAGTTACCCCTGTATTATATTGATTACTCGTTCCAGTAGTTTGAGATGTCTTAATATAAAATGGATGCCCACTTGCATTTACCGTAAAAGTATAACTTAAACCTCTCAATAAAGTTATTGTTGGATTATTACATACAGCATCAACACAGTAAGAACCAGATCCACTATTTGTTATATTATAATTTCTTGCTCCAGCAGCACCAGTCGGACCTGTGGGACCAGTTGGACCTGGATTACCTTGAGGACCTGTAGGACCAGTTCCACCATCACTTCCGTCAGCACCGTCATTTCCAGCAGGACCAGTCGGACCTGGAGGACCAGCAGGACCAGTTCCACCTGAAGGACCAGTTCCACCATCATTTCCATCAGCACCAGCAGGACCAGTCGGACCTGGAGGACCAGCAGGACCAGTTCCACCCGAACCTCCTGTGGGACCTGTAGGACCTGATGGACCTGTAGGACCTGATGGACCTGTAGGACCAGGAGCACCTTGCGGACCACTACTTGGAACTCGATCCCAAGCATATCCATTCCACTTCCAAATTACCCCATTTTCTGTATGGGTATCATTAAGGGATGGACTGTTT